ATTTGAAGTACCACTATCATTATTCGATAGGCTGATGCGGGAGTTGGTGTCAATAATCATTCTTGAAGTTCCACCAGTAATAAGATTTAATGTATCTGCACCCCCACGACCCACGCCAGTATCAGGGTCTCCATTAAACGCAAAAGCTGGATTTGAAGCAGATGAAGCAAGTTTATCTAATAAAAAACTACTTGTTGTATTAGACCTAATATCATAAGCATCAATCAAGTATTCATAAGTTCCAGCAATACTGATTCGCAGTGAATCGTCAGCACCTTCATAAAATCCTGTATCCCCATCCCCAAATGCTAATGTCGGAGCAGAAGAACGGTCACCAACAGCGGCATTCATTACTATCGCTGGGCCTGTACTATCTTGTTGTATCTTTAAAGCAGTTGTACCAGTTGCTGATGCATGGTCATTAGTTATTTCTACAAGATTACGAGTACCATTAGACGTTGAAGCAGAATGAAAATTTGCTATTTTGCCAGTAGTTAATGCATCGTTATCTGCAACATACATAACAGTTCCAGTTGTAATTTTTGAATCACTTAAAAGAATTGCCGCTTCTGTGGTTGCTTCGCTATCAATTACTAAACCGTAAGCATTATCATCTTGGTCAATTTTTAAGGTTGCATCATTTAGGACTAAATCATCTTCCGACGTATCCCATGTCATATTGGAACTGGCAGTGTCACCATAAAATATGACATCATAACCTTGGTCATCTGCTCCTATTGTAAGTGTACTATCTAACTGTACTGCACCATCAATATCAACAATGTCTAAGTTTGCAGTTCCGTTAACGTCAATATCGCCTTCTAAATCTATATTATCGGCAACTACTAAATTACCATCGGCAATATCTAAGGCTGTTTGTCCGTTTGTTCCTGTGATTGTTAGTTTTTCTGCGGATGAATCCCATGTAAAGTTATCTCCTGAAGTTCCACTATGAAATACTACATCGTGGCCTGAACCTGCAGAACCAACAACGATACCTTGATTAAAATGCCAGGAATCATCATCGTTTTCCCACAAGATAGATTTATCACTATCGCTAGATTTCAATATAATACCACCGCCATCAACTGCTGAATCAGCACCCTCAGATCCGCTTGGTGAGTGGGCGAGTTCAATCAATTTATCGTCAATTTGGAGAGTAGTAGAATTGATTGTCGTTGTTGTACCGTTTACTGTAAGATCACCAGTTACAGTAAGATTATCGTTTACAGTGGTTTCAGATGTTGTATGGCCTATTGAAATGGGAACTCCGCTTGTTGCTGTTCCGATTGTTATGCCATTTGAAGTATTTGAATTATCAATATTCAGTGTGGATGTAGAGTCCAAAGAAATGTTTGAACCATCCACTACTAGCGTTCCGTCTATATCTGTGTTATCTAAATTAGTTATTCCATCAATATCAGCATTACCGCTAATGTCAAGCGTGGCCGCATCTAATTCTCCTGATATAGTGATATTTGTACCACCAGTAATCGCTCCATCCATTGCGACCGCACCATTTATATCTATAGTGGTTGCATTGATTTCAACTTCAGTATCAGATGTGATATTTAATACACCATCACCTGACTGATTTATATATGTACCAGTATCACCAAATTCTAGGCGATTGGTACTAGACATCATTAAAGCATCAGTTGCAATAGTGAAGCCAAAGGTTGTCCCATTATCTCCGTCTTTTACGGAAACATGAGTAGTAGAATTACCGCCACCATCTCGATCAACGTGTAAAAGTTGTTCATAACTACTGGCAACGGTTTGTCCCGTTAGAGTTGCCATTTAATTTCTCCTGTTTCTTTAAATACCTTGCAGCTTACCGCCCATAACAGATTTGACATGGCTACAAGTAAATTTTTATACAATATCTTCCCACTTCCTTTGCTCTAATTGCCAGGTGTCATTGATTGAGGTCCATAAGTCCCTTACCAGCCTAGCTACTTGAGTAACGTGGGATTTTAACTTTAAACTTAAATTTAACATTAGCCTACATAGGCTATGCAAGCACCCGAGGCAAGTGTAAATCCTGTCCACCTACCAAATATGGTCATTCCTTGAGGGAATGTTTGGCTGTCTATCGCAGCCCCGCCATTTGAATCAATGATAGTTCCTGTTCCTGCATCATCTGGGTATAGTTGTTCTGTTTCAGCAACTAAACCACCACTTGCAGAAGCAAATACTGTATCTTCTATAAATTGAATTGCAACAAAGACACCTGTTCCTGCTCCACAGGTTACAGCAGTTGTTCCTGTTACTAAAATAGATCCAGCTTGCCCGATTGATAGATTTTGTGCTTCTATCACCGCATATTGTCTTGACATATTTTCTCCTTAATCGCTAGACGATTCTCTATAAACCATTGCCAGGTCGCCCGATCCGATTGTTACAGCACTCCATTTACCATAGATAGTAACACCTGAAGGAATTTCAACATTACTCAATGAATCCCATATATCAGTATCTACCGAAGTAGCACTGACTGTAGTCGTATCAGTATCAAGAGCCGTAATTGCCATATAGGTATGAGCATTTACTGTAGCCGCTGCCACATAATCACACCCACCTGCACCAGTTAAGATGCCAAGCGATTCCATTGCTGGCCTTTCTCTTATATGTGCGTTAGCCATTTACTTTCCCTTCTTCTTAGACTTCTTCTTAGGGTTTCCTTCTTTATCACACTCTTCAAATCTATCTTTTAATGATTCAATATCGTGCTTACTCGGATCATATTTAACTATGTACCCTGCTGGCTTTTTAAAATATCTTTCCATATTTCCTCTTTCCAGATGGGGGTAGCCGAAGCCACCCCCGCCATTGATTGATTAGTTATGATACATCCGAAAGAATGTACACACCAAACGCATCTTTGATCTCAACTTCAGCCCAAAAACCAGTTGCCACATATTCTGTGGAACGGAAACTTGCGTTTCTTTCGGTTTCTATTCTGAATAGACCCTCTGGGCCTACTGCAAGACCAACTGCACCTTTAGAGAAGGCAAATCCAGCAGCATCGCCACCAGAACTTACATCCTCATCTATTTGGTCGCTCCAGTACACATCAAACCCAGCAATCGAGCCAACCCATCCAGCGGCCATTGCTTCTTCACCTTTAGCACCCATAAGTGATAGAGGTTTAGCATTTGACCCTGTAACAGCAGCATCGTTCAATAAGGAAATTAATCCCTTACTTCCCCATACCTGTTTTGGCGATAACCATTTGTTCTAGCAGGCTTTTTATCCTGCATCCCAAACTTTTGTCTGGGTATCGGCATACTTTTTTATCTCTATTAGAGATAGTGCGGACTCTTGGAAAGATTATATTCTGTATAACAGTTTCACTTTCTATGCTCTGCCCCTGACCTGAATATTGCTTCAAGCCTTCGGTTCGAGTTAGCATATCTATTGACTTAGCTTTCTCGCTTAATTTCGCACTCATAATCATCATAATCGCTTATGCTGACGGCATTTCTACCAGGTTATATGGGAATGGCGCTCCTGCCGCACGAAGCTGTCTCATAGCTCCGAAGGCGTGGCTTAATGCAAGGCTAGTCCCTGCACCACATTCCGTTTGTGAAAATGATTTTCCCAACTCTACACAGTCATCATCTAATTTAGCTGCGACGGCATTGCCAAGTATTTGACCAACATTGCCAGTGAGATCATCGGCATTACCCATACGAGCTAAATCAGTTACATCAGCCCGAATAACGTGCTCACTAATTGTGGCACTACGAGCAGCAGTTGTAATTGAAGTAACAGTGGAATAATCGCTACCATCTGTTCCTGCACCTACGCTACTTGATGCGACTTTTGTATAGTCAGGGAATTGAACTGTTATTGCCCCTTGAACTGCCTGTTTAGCAGTTACTAGAGGGTACATCACGTTGACGTGATTAAAAGCTATTACGGCGTCGCCGATAATCTTTCCAAGACCACCTTGCGCTACGCCAGTATCTGTTTCAGCCATAGCTTCAAACTCCCTTAGTTAAACCATCCTGTCAATACGCAGATGTCTTACGATCTACGCAATCAAGTAAGGTTGTTAAATTATTCATAAGGCTTTTTCAATGTACCAGTTCCCCAACCACTAAAGACTCCAACGCGGTTTGGCTTCTTTCCTTTTTGAATCCTCTCTCCACGTTCTTCATAAATATCAATGTAGTCATCATAACTAACATCTTTACCCTTATAAGAACACTTAATGTCTTTACCTCCATCAACTTTTCTGTCTTGGAGGTCATTATTAGGATCGAGTTTTTCTTTTAAAAGATTAGCCACCGTATCCGACCTTTATCTTGCCAGATGTTTGAGCAGTGTTGGCTTTTTCATATCCCTCGGGATCGAAAGCAGCCCATTCTTCGTATGTAGCAAATCCACCCATCGCAGACGGTTTCGCATTATCGGTTGAGGCTGGTTTTGGCCTCGTCTTAATACGCTCTACATGAAGTTCCAGTTTTTCAAGTGGAAGCCCATCATAGACATCACGATCTTCTTCAGGCAATAACGATAGTAACGTATCTCTACGATTTGTCTGATATTCATCAAAAGCTGCTGCCTTTCTATTGGCCATATCTAGCTTACCCTTCATCTCTTGCATGATCGTTTCATATTCACCTTTAGATTCAAGCTCTTTTAGCTTTCTATCTTCAGCATCCTTTTCGATCTTTTGCTTCAATTCTTCCAGCTCATCTCTTAATGTGTTTTTAGCGTCGTTTACTTCCTGAAATCGTGAGTAAGGAACTCCATCGACGGCCTGTTTTTCTTCGTTGTCAGCTTCAACGGGGATCTCTTTAACGTCTTGATTCTCGACTTGTTGTTCTTCCATTTTTACCTCTTGTTTGAGTTATCCTTTATCCAATGACAAAGGTCTTTGTTTCATTAGTCGCTTTTATATTGCGATCAATTCTTGCCCCCACTTGCTTGTCTATCCAATTCTCTATCTTTGTAGTTACTGGTTTGGCAGTTGTGGTAATCTCTCTACCCATATCAGCGTTCCATTGTACCTTCTGAGCATTAGTACCTGACCAGCCTATTATTGCACCCTCTTTATTTGCTGATCTTGTTTGTAGATTTCTAAGCATATCCCCTGTTAGAGTAAGGTCTGGTTTCTTGCTTCTTGATGATTGCCTTTTGAATTTCCCTGCCGCTTTAGCATCTTCATATTTTGGTGAGTATTTCTTAAACCCTTTATCACCGACATCTTTACCTTTTTTAGTATGGACCTGGATGCGGTCTGATACTTCATCACCTATTTTTTTCCAAAATGAAGCAGTAAAGGTCGGTACACTTTTTAAAGGTTTAGCCACGTTGCTCCTGTAAGGTTTGTGGGGATCTCCATTTACCTTGAGATTTCTTTGCTGCTATTACACCAGATGCACCCTTTTTATCAGTCAGTTTCTTACTTACAGATGTTTCTCTAGCCCAACGATGACGGCAATTAAATCCCCCCCCATCACCAAACGATCCTGCAAAACTAGATTCAATCTCAGCTCTTGTTAATGCTCCAGCACTTGCCATGTCTAAACAAATATCACGAGTCCTGTCATCTACTGGTCCTTGATAAACATAGGTTGCATTTTCAGGATCGAACTCTGCCATTTCCATCGTCACATTGCGTTCAAATGTGTTGAGTGCGGTATTAGCTAGGGTTTGTGCCTGATCTGCCCTTAAAACGCCTCCTGAGCCCTTTAAAATGCCTTCTGCTATACTTGCTTCACTTGCTCCTGCTAGTATTCCCCTTGCTGCTTCTGTTCTTATTGTATTACCCATCACTCCAGCTTGAGAAACAAAATTGGCTCGATCCATCCTTAATAACGCGGTAAGTGCTTCGTTTGATACTGCTCCTGTCATTTCCATATTTGACAGAACACCTTGATAAGTAAGCATTAGGTTATCTATATCAGCACTAAGGTTTAATCTTGTTAATATCATATCTTCCATGTCTAACGATTGTAGGACCAACAATATCTCTTGCCTGGTAAAGCCTTGATTCTTTAGATCGAGTATCTGATTTACCAGCTCCTCCTGTACTCGTTGAACAGCTATTGCAAATTCTTTGGCAGCTTTATCTTTTAAATCAGGCAACTGGCTGCCTCAATGCTTCTAATAATGGTGAGCTAGGTTCTGAAGGTTTTGGTTCTGTCTTGCCTAGCTTCTCTTCTAATTCTTCATCACTAATATCTGGGTTGAATTCCCTGATAATATCTTCCTGGTCTATAATGCCCATTTCCTTCTTGATCTTTAATACTTCTAATTGTTCTTTTTCACTTAAGGGATAGTTCACTTCACCATAGTCCACCGAATAATCTTCAGATAGGCTTTTACCTGTATGTACTTCAATAATCTTTTGATCAATTTCATATCTTGAGTTCTCCCATTCTCTCCATAGAGGGATGTCGCTTTTTCTTGATTCCAAATTCTCTATATCTTGTATTGCTAACGCTACCCCTGATTGTATTTGCCCTGCATCCCCCCACTTAATCTTTAATGAATGATTCTGACTACACATATCAGCAAAGGCTTTTACACTTTCAACCATAGCAGGTAACGACCCTGTAGGACTTACATAAGAAAATGATGCACCCTCTGGGAGTAGAATCGCTTTGTCGATTCCCGATTTGATCTGCGATTGAGATTCATGGATACCTGTTATCACTGGTTGGCCTAGACTGAAACGAACACCAAGAGCAATCTCGGTCATGGCTATACCTATTTGAACTGCACATCTAACTACATCAGAAGCATCAGAGGAATTATGTATTCTACTAATAGGTAGTATGTCATAAGGATTAAACCCATCACCTCCAGGAATAGGAATTACTTTCCCTGCTTGATCATATAAGAAATGCAACCCCTTTTCACCATCTCTTGATTCGGACCAAAAAACAAACTGTCTATTATTCCCCATCTTCTCGACTTCATAAGAGTAAGCAAACGGTTCTGATTCCCCTCTTACATAGTATTCCTTCACGAATGGGAGGATGTCGTATTCGATGCGATCCCTTCTTTCATTCCACTTAGAGCGTAAATGACAATGCCCTAGCAACCACGCTACCTCACCAAACTCACGCATCTTAGAATTCAACTGATAAGTTAGTTCCCTATAGTCCTCAGACTCTTCACCGCCTATATATCTTTTGATCTCATTCTTGAGTAGTAACATTCTAGCCCTGGCAAAGCGTGGAACTAATCGCATAGGAAACATTGGCACTTGACTTAATGATTCCCCAGGAAACCACTGCTCTAAATGCGTATCCATATTCCTATTATAGTAGAAGTCTAAAGCGGTTGCCTTCTTAGCGTTCTCTTTAGATTGTAAGTTCTCCCTAGCCCTGCGTATTGACTCTAGGACTAGCTGCTCACTGTATTCGGGTATAACAACTGTATTAACTGATTTCATGCTTTATACATCCAATTCTCAAAATATTTCGTCAACTGCCTCCCGAAATCCTGCTCTAATTGATCTTGCAATTCTTTCTGTTGTGCTTTGTTTATCTTAATCCCTATAACCCACATAAAAATAAATGCGACATTAAACATCGCACTTAGACCTAATAAGAACTCTACCATTGAACCGACTTCCCTACTTTTCTTTCAATAGGCCACTTCATATCAATCAGATATGAGCAGGCGTCTAACGCATGGGATAAGGCAGCGTCAGACTTATCTAGTGATCCGTTCTTATCTCTTTGGCACTGTTCTAAATCTTTAATTAAATAGTTACACTTGGGATCTACTGTCATCCCTACCTTACCGTTAGCATTTAATAGCTTTCTGTTTAAAGCGTTTAATCGGTCTTTAACTGGGGGATTAGCTTTCTTGGCTATTACTTGAAATTGAAAGTCCCTTAATATTTGATGATCTGAACGATTACTCGTTGTAGAACGTGCCGAACCTGCACTATCGGGATAGACTCGTCTTACTTCAGGCCAACGCTTTATTATCTCTTTAGCCATCTCTTCAGTGTTTGAATTAGATAACCTTATCTCATCTGAAAAATGAATGGTTTGATCTGTATACTCGAACACCTTAACCGCAGTCATAGCCATTACGTTGAAATCCATCCCTACGTAAACAATAGGAGAAGCCTCAGCATCAGTCTTTAAATGGATATTGCGATCAAAGTTATAGGCAGCTCTATTCTGTACTGTTTCAAAGGTTGCCTCAAATTCTTGGGAGAATGTCCTGGCGTCCATATTACGCCTGGCCTGTTCAATCTCATCAACATCTACATAACCATGATCTATCGTTTTGTATTGCCACGACTTCCAATTAGGATCGCCTCCTTGTCCCTTCAAAAATATATCGTGGAAGTGGTTATAGCCTGAAGGTGTCCCTACAAATAAAGTCCTGCCTTTACTGGTTGAAAGCATAGGCAAAACGATCTCTTCAAATACTAATGGCTTCATATAGGCGTATTCGTCAAGCACTACAGCATTACTGCCGTTCATACCTAACGTAACACCACGCAAAGAATCTTCGTTGTCTGCACCTTTAAGTTCAAATGTCGCTCCACTCACATTCGCTGATAACTCTGATTCGTTTATCTTTGCTTGTGGATACTTCCTGAAAAAACTCTTCATCATAGGCCATAGCACTAGTTTCGCTTGTCGGTATGTCGGAAAAATAGCCCAACGGCGTTCCCCTGGGTGTATTGTCCCATCCAATAACCACATCAAGGCCAGGGTGCTCTTTCCCCACCTTCTTCCGCTCACCAGACATTTGTGTCTCGCTTTATCATCTAAGATTTCCTCTCTTATTGGGTCTAATTCCATTCATCGTTCTATTAATTTGAATGGTTCTAATCTTGTTGTTTGATCAATTCTTTCTAACGCCCTACCCTCTGTTCTGTCTGCTATAAACTGTACTGCCCAGGGTCTACCCTCTACTGCAAATTGAAACACCTTACGCATCACAACCTCTAGCTTATTGAGCCCAGTAACAGTCCCATCTTCCTTGCCTATCTCTCTCAGTATGTCAGGTATTGATTGAACGCCTTTAGGTCTGCCTTTTGGGTTGCCTGATACTCCAGGCTTGAATCCTTTACCAGTGATACCGCCTTCCATCTTTCCGTTGCTTTGCGTTGTTTTATCAGCGTTAGGCATAATTATAGAGCGATTCGGTAGGGATCGAACCTCCACTTCCTCGATGGTTTCGGGGTGTGCTTCCACTTACACTAGAATCGCATATTTTTTTCCCTAAATACATTGATGCTCCCATTTCTTTTATCTTGCTAAATGGGATTTCAGGGACAGTTAGATTGTTTCTTTCTTCAGGATGAAGGAAATATATATAGCGTAATTGATAACCTTTTAATGGCTTCACTCTTCCTTGCTTCTTTGCTTCTTTTCCATGCTTTGCAACAATTCTTTTTAAGTTTTCCGAGTATCCTATTGTTGTGTTTTTCTTTACATTGGTAAGCACGAACCCACTTGCTCTATAAATTGTTCCATCCCCGCATTGAGTTCCATCAGCAAACGACAAAACCCACTTTATGTGCGGAGCTTGTTTTTTTAGCAGCTTCAGTGCAATAGATATACATCTACTTTCAGAATACTTTGGTAACACATCGTCAAAAGCCATTCGATTTAACTCTATGAACTCGTTCCATTTTGTTCTATCAACTAGCCCAATCATCTTTCTTTTATCTAAAGATGATCCAAAACTCATAACTCCATGTAGAACTCCATCAAGAAACGCCCCAAAATGAAGTTTGCTATTAGGCACTACTTTACCTGAATAATGATGGTTCTTTATAAAATCATTTGCAATCCTTGATGGAATCACTTTTAAACGTATATCCTTTACCCTACTCATAAGAGTTACAGATCCACCACAAAGCGTTTCCGTTGCTATTTCCGTTTTCTGTATCACCGAAATCGTTTTGACTTGCTTTTTTTAGAGCTTCTTTTACTACTTCTACTTGTTCATCTGATAAAGTAAAAGTCATTTGCTGGAAGGGATCTCGATCACCATCTGGCAGATCAAACTCTGTGTCATAACCCTGATCGAATGGAAATAGATCCCCATCTGTAAATCCCCATTCCGTTAATTCTCCAGGCTCAAAGTAATTAGCCAGTGAGTCCCAATCCCACTCACCAACATTCTTGTTTAATCTGATATTTAGTTCTCGTTCCTTTTCAGGGGTGAGATTTACTTCTACACAGGGAACTTCTTTATAGCCTAAATCCTTGGCTATTTTTACCCGTTGATGACCTCCAACGATTATATTATCACGTTCCTTGTGTTTGTTTATAATAACAGGATCGACCAAACCAAAGCGTGTGATCGAATCCTTTAAGCCCTGGTATTGGTCCTTTGTTAGCTGCCTTGGGTTGTATTCGGCAAATATCAATTCATCAATATGATATTGCTTGGTTGTAATTATACCTTCATCCATTTAGATCATAAGGCCTCATAATCAGATTTATACTTTCCTGTCTATCGGCAGATTCCACGGCTGTTTTTCCAGCCACTCCGAGTGGGGTAGTATAAAACCCCTTCTACTTATACATAAAAAGAGATTACAAAATGTGATTTATTGGGTCTGTAAGTTCAGATATTGTTGAACTTAGCTATACGCAAAAATGGGTAGTATTTTATAAATCCATCAATGCGTAGTCATCACTACGCATCCACTACGCCCCAACTACGCCATAATTTTATTTGATATAGTATACTAGGGAATATAAGAGTCTGTTTTTAAGGTTCTTATTTTCCCCCTTTATTTACGGAATTCAGATATTTAGGGTGTTTTTACCCTTAATTTGTGTATAAATAAAAATGGACAACCTTGTAAGTCGCCCATTATCAGCACTTATAGGAAAATAAATTATTTTTATTTCATTTTAGGTTTTTTACTCATTTTGGCAATATAATTACTCTTCTCTGTAGTAAATCTATAATTCATCTAAGAGCATGGCCTGGAACTTCTCCATTGCTCTATCGTAATATTTTTCTACAGTGTATTTGGATATTCTAAAATTAAAGGCAATTATCTCAAAGTCTTGAATTTCTAAATCATAGAAAGCATCAAATACTTCGTTTTCTCTTCTCGAGAATTTTCTCTCAGATTTGCGACCAGCCAGGAACGCTTGCATCAATTCATTCTGTCGTTCCCTTTTCCTTATCTGGTCTAAGTGTAGATCCTCTGCCCTCCCGCACATTGGACATGGTTCTTTCATAGTTACCTCTGGTATGTGTAGGGGTTATTCCCATATTTTTTTAATCTTTGCTTTCTTTCTTCTTTTCTTCACTTGATTTGCAGTTCTGCCTTCCCTGCTTAATTTAGCGTTGAGCAGCCGTTTGTTTCTTTTACGGTCTTTTGCTTTTCTATTGGGCAACGAATAAATCCTGTTGGGCAAATCTCTTATTGGCTATTTTTATATATTCTTCATTCAGCTCAATACCAATCCATCGTCTGCCTAGTTTCTGGGCCACATAGCCAGTGGTCCCGCTGCCGAAAAATGGATCTAAGATAATATCACCTTCCCTGCTTCCAGCTTTGATACATAGTTCAGGTAGTTTTTGAGGAAAGACTGCAAAATGTGCTTCTTTATATGGTTGTGTGTTTATTGTCCACACACTTCTTCTGTTTACTTTGTTCTCAAAGGAGTAATTCCAATTAGATTCCCTTGTAAAGCCTTGCCTGTGTTTTTTTTCATTATCTTCTGTGCCGTATTTCCCCCAACTCTGATTAACTTTTTTAAAGTGTTTTGACATATTGTTTTGTTTGCCTTCTGGATACCCTCTCTCTTCATTTCCTGACCACCCATGTTTATATCTTTCCTTAGATGTATCTTTTATTTCACTGGATATAGATTCAGAGTAATAACTATATTTTGAAGATTTAGTTAAAAGGAAAATATACTCATGGGCCTTAGTACACCTATCTTTTACACTTTCAGGCATGGGATTAGGCTTATGCCAGATAATATCCTGTCTTAACCACCATCCGTCAGCCTGTAAGGCTAAAGCTACACGCCAGGGGATACCAACAAGGTCTTTAGGTTTTAATCCTGTAGGTATATTCTTGTTTATACCCACAATTCCCTGTTTACTTTGATCTATACTTTTAAATTCACTATTTTTACCTCGCATTGAGGACATAGCGTAACTATCCCCCAAATTCAGCCATACAGTACCATCTTTTTTTAATACTCGCTTAATTCCCCTAAATATTTCCACCATCTTTTCAACATATTCTTCTGGTGTTTCTTCAAGACCTAACTGGTTATCTACACCATAATCTCTCAAGCCCCAATATGGCGGAGAAGTAACAACGCACTGCACCGTACCAGTTTCGAGCTCCTTTAATTTATCGGTTACGTTTCCTTGTAGAATTCTATTCGGCATCTTTTATCTGTTTTTTATCCAACTCTCTTATGATAAAAAAAGCCTCATCAATTCTGTCATTTGTTAATAAGTGCTTTTCTTTTAATCCTTGTATGTGCTTCACAAATAAAGTTTGAAGGATTGCTAATTCCTTTTCTAATGCTTTAACTCTTTCTTTTAATTCTTTT